CTCGGCGAAGGATTTCTTTAAGCGTTCATAAGCTTTGTCGCTCATGCCTTCCGGGTGCTCGATAATGCCGCCCAGATGGGTACCCTTGCCAAAAAAACGAGCGCCGAAGGATTCAGCGGCCAGACCAAGCCCGATGGCTTCCATTGCCATGCGAATCGGGCTGTAACCCATAATGCCGTCAAAACCCAGACCGGGGATGTGCAGGATTTTTTCCGCCGGTATAATCTCTGTTTGATTACGGTCAGTGAGCTCGTATTCTATAACCCGGGCGACTTTATTGCGTATCGGGCGTATTTGGGTCCAGGGGATGGGGTAAAGGCTCACTACATTGCCGCGCCCGTTATGTGTTATTTCTGCATAACAGTTGCCCGAGGTTAGTATGTGTCCCATCATGGTTTCCCGCCAGGTTACGGACGGCATTTCCTCGTTGGGTGAAGAGTGCAGTATTTCGTACAACGGGTGGTCGTAAGCCCGGTCCTTTCCCCCGGTAGGCCGCTTTTGATAAATATGCAGCGGCAAGCTGGCCAGGGTTTCCGATAGCACCCGGACACACGCATAGACCGCTGTGTATCTTAAGGCGGATTCCTCATTAACCCTTACCCCGGACAAAGAGTGCCGGCTGCCGATTGCGTTCTTGATATCCTTGCTCCAATCGTCCATCGAGTAATTTCTAAACAACACTTTTGACGCCAGCTTAAGGCGCGTTAATAAGCTAATTAGGTTCACCCCCTCCCAGGGACCGGATGCCCCGTGTTTCATAAACACTCCCTTTTTTTTCGTTCCTGAGGGCGCGGTCTAAAGCCATAATCGTGGCCACCGCGCCGTCGATCTTCTCGGTGGACTTTTCCTTGTCCGCCTTGATGTTTCCGGCCGGGTCGGTGCGGATATAGATGTTATCCATCATCCAGCGAAGGACCGGATGCCCGCCGTGGGCTATTTTCTGTTCCAAGGTCAGCTTCATCAGCTCTTTGGTCGGCGGGGACATATCCTTGAAGCCCTGGCCGAAGGGGACCACCTTGAAACCCAAGCCTTCAAGGTTCTGCACCATCTGTACCGCACCCCAGCGGTCAAAGGCGATTTCTCTGATGTTGTATTTCATACCGAGTTCTTCGATAAAGGTCTCAATGAAGCCGTAATGCACCACGTTGCCTTCGGTGGTTTGCAGAAATCCTTGCTTTTGCCAAACATCATAATTCACATGGTCGCGTCGTACGCGCAGGTCAATACTGTCTTCGGGTATCCAGAAGAACGGCAAAACCATATATTTATCGTCCTCGTCCAAGGGCGGAAAAACCAGCACGAAAGCCGTTATATCGGTAGAAGAGGAGAGGTCGAGTCCGCCGTAGCAGACACGCCTCCGCAGGGCTTCCGGGTCGACGGCAAAAGCGCAGGCATCCCATTTATCCATAGGCATCCAGCGCACAGCCTGTTTGACCCATTGATTGAGCCGAAGCTGCCGGAAGCTGTTCTCCTCAGCCGGGTTTTGTCTCGCTGATTCAAACGCTGCTTTGACTTTATCCATGCCAACTGTAATNCNNAGNGAAGGATTCGCTTTCTTCCATACCTTCGGATCTGCCCAGTCGTCTTCCAGCGCCGCTCCGTAAATAACGGGATAAAAGGTGGGGTCGTTCTTTCTTCCATCTATGATGTCCAGTGCCTTCTGGTGTACCTCCCAGCAGATGCTGTTTTGGTTGTCTCCGGCAGTGGTTATAAGGAAATACAACGGCTGCATTCTTGCGTCGCCGCTGCCTTTGGTCATAACGTCGTATAGCTTTCGGTTCGGCTGGGTGTGAAGCTCATCAAAAACCACACCATGGGTGTTAAAGCCATGCTTATTGCTGACATCGGCTGACAGCACCTGATAAATACTGCCTGTTGGTTGATAAATGAGCCGCTTCGTGGAGTCAAGGATTTTCACGCGCTTTGCTAAAGCCGGACACATCCGCACCATATCCGCTGCCACATTAAAAACAATGGACGCCTGGTTGCGGTCGGCAGCACAGCCGTAAACCTCAGCGCGTTCTTCGTTATCTCCGCAGGTCAAGAGCAGGGCAATAGCCGCCGCAAGTTCGCTCTTTCCCATCTTCTTCGGTATTTCCACATAAGCAGTGTTGAACTGCCGATAGCCGTTTGGTTTCAAAATTCCGAACACATCACGGATAATCCGCTCCTGCCAGTCGATCAGTTCAAAAGGTTTCCCTGCCCAGGTGCCTTTGGTATGGGAGAGTGCCTGTATAAAGGACACGGCGTAATCGGCGGAGGATTTGCTGTATTTGGAATCCGCCGCCATAAAGGCAGTCGGCTTGTATTTCTTGAGTTTTCGTATGATTGCCGCCTCCTTTATGGCATAAAAATAGACCTGCAGTAAGCAAGCCTTCAAAACCTATCTGTACGAGGAACAGAGCCGTTTTCGGCACTGTTCTCTGATTGATGTTTAGTTATTTATTTCTCTTCGCCGGTGAGGATGAACCGGGCATAGGCGCCAGTGTTATCAGCAAGGAAAGCCAGCAACTCAGTGTACTCTTCTCGCAGTGCGATTTCCCGCACCTTCGGCACATTGAACATGTTCGTTTCGCCTGTGTCGCGTATGGCCAGAATTTGGGCTTTAATAGTTTCATTCATATCCTGCCACCCCCGATAGTTTGCTGGCCGCCGTGCGTAGAATATCTACGTCAAACCCCGCGGCCACATATCCATCCCGAATTACACTGTAGTAATAGCAGCTTGGTATGCCGAACGGCCTGCCTTCGTTCATGATGTATACCATCGCCTTCACATATTTTTTCCCGAGCTTTACCTTCACCGTTTCCTTTCGGTATAGAAAAGGGAAGCCCTCGTAGCGGTCAAGTGACGCTTCATCAGTCGGGGTAATCTCCCAGACCAGAACCGGGACGCTGCTACCTTTATGAGGCTCCACAGTTGCCACCGCGCTGCCGTGTCCGCCCCTAAAAAGTAACCGGTAGTCTTTTAACATTGTAGTCCCGACCGCCTTTGCGGTGGGGCAGCGGTTTGCCATCTGCTCCAAATTGAGGTTTGAGCCGTATGCTAAATAAATCATTTTATCCATTTTGCGTTTTCTCCTTTTTCTTAATGGGCAGCAAACTAGGCTGCCCGAAACCGCCATGCCGCCGAGCCTTCCAGGTGTTTGCAAAGGTGCTCGCGGCAGTTTTTGAAATCTTCGCCAATGAAGCCGATGCGGTTTAAGTAGGTACGCATGGCGAACTTTTCGTTCTCAACCTGGGGCTTTCTGGCACTGGCGCTTTTTTGGGTTAATGCCTGGCGGTTTATTGCCAGGGCTAAAACTATGTAGCTTCTGATTTTGCCCGCGTGCAGTTCGCTGTTGAATCCCCGCAGTTCCACCGTGTGGTTGCCGTGCCAAAAGCTGTGCAGGTTCAAAAAGTGGTAGCGGCTGTTGTGATAATGTTGACTTCTGCTCTCACTGTAGCCTTCGTACCAAAGTTCCTCCAACCCCCTCATGGTTCTTGGCTTTCTGGCGTTTATCTTTTCCACCAGGGCGGCGTCCATCTTCTTGCAGAACCTCATCCTTTCAGGCTCTATCTGCAGGGCCTTGTAAAAAAGGTCGTTCCTGCTGGCAATGATGTTGATGAAGTTCCTAAGGCTCCTTGGCGTATGGTCCGCTCCGTTCAAGTGGACGTGAATCCCGCAGGAGGCGTTGGTAAATGCTCCGGCTTTGCGAAGCTTCCTTACCAGTTCCTGCAGGGTTGCAATATCCTCTTGGTAGGTGAGTATCGGGCTGACCAATTCCACACTGTATTCTCGGCCTGCTGAAACCTTTTGTCCCCGTTCTTTCTTGCGGCAGTCGATGCTTCCGTCGAACATGAACTTCCAGACCCTGCCGTCAGGCGCCGTTATTTTCTTGGTGTCGTAATAGTCGCCTGTACTGCTGATGGTGCCTTCGAGGTGTTCTGCGGCTACCTTGGCTGCCTCGCTTCGGGTGATTCCTGTAAACTCAATTTCAATCCCAAATCTTGCTCTGAACATCTTTCCTCGCTCCTTTTAAAGTGTGTATTTCTTTTCGGCATGTACATATATCACTCTAAAAGGCACATATAGCAAGTCAATTCTGCGATATAAATCGCTATAATCCACACAATTTTGAGACTGTATTTTGACCAGAAACTGTGGCGTTTAGGCCTTAATTTCCCGGCAGATATCCTCGCCGTACACAATGCCGAGGGAGGAACCAATATCCCAGGAGCAGAAAATTGTGCCCGTGTCGTCCACGAAATCCACGGTTCCTTGGTTGCCGGGTTTTAGCTTGGAATAGGGGTCACTCATGCTGACAAGGGCGACACGAGTGCCTTTCGGATATTGCCTGCGGATACGCTCCACAGTTTCTCTTGAAGGAAATTTATTCATCATCAGCACCTGCCTTGGTCGGGTTTTTAAATGCCGAATTTCCGGTTAGCCTGGAGAGCAGAAGTTTCCGCTCTGCTTTATATTCCGCCCCAATAAAGCCAAGACGGAGTAGGAAGCATCGAAAAGCATACTTCTCGTTGTCTACAGGATTTTCGACGGCATTGACTCTGTGCTGTGTTTTCGCCATCTCACAGAGCGCGGTAACAAAATGGGTATAGGCTTTGACTTCCGCACCATTGTCAGGTTTGAAGGTGAACCACGGAAACTTTAATGTGTTTTCCGTCTTTTCAATCGGCAATGCTTCCGCACCGATGGCTTTCTTGATGAGGGATGCTTTGCTTGCCACAAGCTTTTGAAGGTTGGCGAAAGTTTCGTCTGTGAAATCTTCTGCCGGCATTTCAATTACCAAACGGTCGGTTTCGTTGATGTAGTCTCCGCCGTACTGCCCGCGATTTGAGTAGTCAGGGACGTTTGCATCTTCGAGTTGCAATCGGCGCATTTCGCGCTCCGCCCAAACCTCTGCTTCGTCCCTTAATCCTTCAACGAAGGGCGTAGTGCTCATCCCAGCAGGCCCGCTCTCGTGGATATCGGGTTCCGCATATGCGGGCGGCTCCTCATAATCACGGTAAGGGCTGACCCTGCCGCCAAGTGCGGCTTCGCAGGGGATTTGAACATCCTCCGGTACAGGTGCTGCTTCGGAAAAAGGCGCATCATATGCCTCGCTGACCGCTTTGAAGTCGTGCAGACCGCAAAGGTCGGCAACCAGGCCGGGGTTGTCTTCGCCCCTGAGCATTCCGTTCCTGTCGATGGTGTAACCGCCCACCTCGTAGGCGAAGGTAGGGGAACCGAGGTATTTCACCGGCGCGTTTAGTTCCCGGCTGATTGCGTCTGCCAGGGCCTTCCGTTCCGCTCCTTTCACATTGTAGTTAATCTTCATTTTTAATACCGCCTTTCATTTTTGGTACTACATACATCACTTAAAAGTCTGTAAATAGCAAGTCGTTTCGAGCCTTTTCTGCAGAAAATAATGTCCTTTTTATCCGGCGGTTTCTTTTATAGATAACACAATGCCCGACAGTACAAAACAAACACAAGGAAGCGCCACGCCGTTGCCCCACATCTTATATTCGGAAGCATCAGATTGTGGATCGCGCAGCCATTTGATGATCTGCTTGCGGGTTTTAGGCTTTTTACTCACACCGATGATTTTACGGTAAGTTTCCCATACTTCCGACCAGAAATTTATATCATCCTCAGTCGGATTTTCAATGTCGAGGCCGGAACACCAGTAATCCGGGAAACCCTGCAAGCGAGCACATTCAGTCGGTGTAAGCCTGCGCACAATGTAATCCGGCTCAACCAGTCCGTTATGAAAGCCGGGGCTTGTGCCATTGACAAGAGTATTTGCCGTGCCGTCCTGCCGGAAACATTGACCTTCGGCTTTCATCTGCGGATAGAAGGAGGCAGGCTGCGACACAGATTTGGGACCTTTCGCCGCAAGTGTGGGTTGCTGTTCTTCTTCAATTGCGGGTTTATATAAAGCGTTCTGCCCTTGATTAAAAGCTGCCCGGTCGATGCCGTATGTAGGCTGTGAAACTATTGGAGCGTCTTTGTAGTCCCTCGACAACAGCGTCGGTGATTTGTTATCTTCAACCTGTGTATAGACCCCGGTAGTCATGGTATAGGCGACAGCATGACGGTCAATGGTATTCAGCGTAAATGAAACATCTTCGTCAATGCCACTTCCTTGGGGGCCGTTTTTGACTTCACGCCCAATCATTGATCCTTGCAGAGCTACTACGGCAATCCCGCCTTGATTGCATCCGGGGTTACCGCCGTTGGCATCGAGTGT